CCCTATCTACGAGGATTTCACCAAGTGTGCGTTTATCACCCTTGACTTGCATTTGTAATGCTTGATTTAATTGTCGTTTAGTGATGATATCTTCATCACATAACAATCTACCTATTTTAATATCACCATTCATTAATAAAACTCCGAATAAAATGTATTTGCTGTATCTGTTCCTATTATCACATTCTCAAATAACAACAAACCATTCTGTAATGTTTCGTTATATGGATTATAAAAAGTTCCCTCTACAACTCCATCTACCATATTATCTTCATTCTTTAATATTGAACCTTGAGCATTTGATGTATAATCTGATAAACCTACTATTTCTAATGTAACACCTTTTGTAGATTCTGATGCTGGATTAACATAAACTCCCTCATCAATTAAGTCGTCATTATTTATGGCATCAATGTCATACATAATTAAAGCATAATGTTCTTTTTCAGGAGTTATTCTACCACCATCTTTTTGAAAATGGATTACGAATACCTTTTTAACATCACCATTATCTGTGAGAGTTTTAACTCCATAAGTAGTTACACTTTCATAGTAATCATACACAGGTATTTCATTACCATCTAACCACATTTGAATTAACTCTTGTGGTTCATCTGCTGTTCTATCATCCTCACAACTAAATAATAATAATAAAAATAAAAGTAATTTTTTCATATTACCATCCTATAAATTGATAATTCAATCCAAATTTAAAATCATATGCTGGTCGTTCCCAATAGTAAAGATATTTACCTTCAGCAAAGACACCTAAGTTATCTTGTAACTTTACACCAAATATAGCACCCACATCATAATCTTCCCAACCTCTCCACATTGGTTCAGAAAACTCAAAGGTGTGTGCTGGGTTATTATTATCTAAATGTTGTGAATATTGATGAGCATTGTGATATGAATACATATCATGTCCATAATGATAAGGTAATAAATTACCCCAAGCATGTACCCACCAATTATCAGAATAATGATAATAATCAATACCAAGTACTAAAGATGTTTCTCTTTGATATCCTAAGTTCTTTTTAAGGTCATCTATATAAGTTTCTAACATACCTGGAAAGTGATATAGAAAATATTCTCTATCTGTGTAAGCAAATATACGACCTTCAGTATCTCTCCATAACCAATCATGGCCCCAATATTCACCATCACCATTCCAAAAAGGCCCATCTCCTTCAACTTTCACCCATTCACCATTTCGGTATTCTAATAGTTCTTGCTGTATCCAATCACCATTCTCATCAACCATATTAGGATCGTACCACATATTATCATCGATACCAAATGCTGTTTCAGCAAATGCCCACCAAGCTCCTCTATACCAAGTCGTATCTAATATCATAGCATCAAATCCATAAACTGGATGTTGTCTGTGTTTGAATCCTATACTAATATTGACATTATCGTTGATTTGTTTCTTTAATCTTAAATCACCTTGACCATATGCAATATCTTCAAGACCTAAATCAGTCCATCCAATTTTAGCAACAGCCCAATCGCCAATGTATCTTAACCAATATTCTTGATTGAGATATTCATTACCCCATTGACGACCTTGTGAGAATTTAATTAAATACTCCCATCCTTTAACTGGCCCGAAAGTAGCACTTTCATTCGCGTTTTGTTCCGAACCATCATACCAAGTTCCACCTTTACCGGCGTTTTTCACACCTCGTTTCGGTTCATATTTAAATCTACCAATTTTTCTCAATCCAAATGATTTCTGAAAGTCAGCTTCCAAATCTCTTTCAGTTCTTTCTACCATTAGGTCGCCTGTGGATAAACCACCTACTATAGCAAATTTATCATCTTGATATCTTGGTGCATTTAAACTGAAACTTGCATACGCAGTTGAATACTTAAAAAATTTCCAAAGCTCTGTCTCCGCAAACAAAGATGAGGTCAATAATAAACCCAATACAATTTTCTTTAACATCTGTTTTCTCCCATTTTAGTGATAACTTCACAATAATAAATATTAGTTAGTATCAAATCTTACCACAAAACTTAGTATCATTTCTTTTTCATTTTTAATTGGTTTAGCAGTTTTCCCAATTGCAACTAATTCATTAGCTTCATTATATAGACCAATAGTACTAACATATGTTGCAAAATGAGAATGTGTTGCTTCACCTATTAATTCAGTACCAATTTCATATTGTCTGTTTCTAAAAGAACCTGTTGCAAATCCAGTTAAATCATATGGATAAGCATCATAAATTGAATTTTTATATATTTCATCATTATAAGCACTACCAGAAAAAGCTACACTACCACTTTGTCCTAATTTTAAACTTCTATTATTTGTAAATTGAAATTCATTTTCACCAACATTACAAATATACTCACGCTCATAAATTGTCTGTGTAGAATCAAATTGTAAACTAAATCCATTTGAGCCAGTTTCTATTCCAACGTTACTATAAGAACCAGTATCCGTTATAACAAGTAATCCATGTTCATAAAAAACATTACCAACCACACTACCACTATTGTTGCTATCTGGATGTCTACGTGAATAACTAGCACTATAAGCTACATCATATAAATTACCTCTACCATCGTCTTGTAATATAATAGTACTGTCTGTACTATCATCAGTTAATCTTACCGATTCTATTTTAACATATTCACCATACAACTCTTGTGGTATAGAAATTACATTAGCTGTATCTCTTAGTTGTCTTGTGTGCGGTCTACGTAAAATTAATTTAGATGGTTTATCCACAATGTCATACAAATGTCTTGTTTCTGTATAAGTTATAACAGCTTCCGATGATGTTGGAACAGCTGCAATATAATCCACCGAATTATCAACATTAACAGTATTAGATCCTGGATTGACATCATACATCTGTTTTAAATCTCTATAAAACATATTATTTATTACATAATAATTTGGTATGCTATAAAAAGTACTACCAGATAATGTAGTTTGAGCTGCGTCGGTTGTATTCCAACCATACTTTGTACTATCAGCACCTTTATTTATTTGGAAAGCATATACACCACTTCCAGTATCTTCATTTGTTACAGTAAAGGTTTTGTGAACCTCAAATGAAGAGAGTAGTATGTCTGTAGATTCAAGATTCTTGAATGGCATTTTAGAACCTTATTAAAAATCGAGTTTTACTTTGATAAGAGCTTCTCTCGATGTTGATTTTAAGATTGGTTGACTTAGTTTTGCTACAGCTAATAATTCACTATTGTTATTATATAAACCTACAGTAGTTATATAGGTTTTAGGATCTGTTGCAAGTCCTGCGATAATTTGTTTAGTACCAGCAGCAGACATAGTGTAAAAAGTTTCATTAGTAGTTGAGTTGAACTCAGTTGAAGTTGCTCTTACAAAATAATGTGTTGAAGTAATTTCTTCTTTTCTTTTCATTTGAAAATAATTAGCATCATCAATAGCATTGTATAGTTTTTTATTATTTCTATCATCACTATTTGAACCACTCGCAACAATCAATTGCAAAGCTCCATCTTGACTTAATTTTTCTGGATTTAGTAACAAGACACCGAGTGATGGATAAAAAGTACCATAAGAACCATTAGCTCCCTCAGCTGAAGCTGCAGTTTTTATTGTAGTACCACCAATTAAACTTCCACTAACAATATTGTACTCTGGTGCAAAATTTCTTTGAAAATTATTACCACCATTATTTGTAGAAGAATCATCTATTAATTTTAAAACTGAACCAGTAACACCAGCAATGTTACCTTGACGACTTGCACTTAAATGAAGTTCCCAACCACCAGGTTCTATTGCTTCTCTTATCCTAGCTCTATTGAGAACTATAGCAAAACATTGTTTAGCTGTGGTGTTATCTTGAAAAGTAAAAGTAGTTGTTTCAGGTGGATTAATCAGATTGTTAAGCTGACCAAATACAGCAGCAGATGTTCTATCTCCTGTAGCACCTTTAGTTCCTAATGAACCACTACCTTCTCTATGACCATATACTAAACCAAACTGAACAGATGCTGAAGCATTAGTTGCTGGGTTGTATCGATAAACATCAATATTATAATCACCAGTATTAGTGTATTGTGTTGATGAAGTAAAAAAAGTTGTTATACTTGATGCTCCATCTTGCCAAACACCAGAAGTGACAATTCCTATGTCTGAACTTACATCGTTGTTTCCTAAATTTTTATACATAATTTATTATCCTTTTATTAATATGCTCCACCACCACCAGTAGTTGGTGCTGTTGTCGTACCAGACTGTTGTGCTCCTGGATTACCTATTCTATCTCTCTTTGGGCCAGTTGGATCTGTATTTGAAGCAGGATCTGCTTTAACAGAAATCGTTATCACGTTAACTATTCCAGATGTAGTACCTATTATTGTTACTGTAGTTGTTGCTGCTGTACTTATAGATTGTGCTACTAAAGTTGAAGAGTCGGCTGTCAAAGTTACTGAATTAGGTGAATTTGAAAACTTAACAACATTAGTATTTTCAATTGTAAACGTATATTGTTCTGCAGGTGCACCAATTGTAACTGGATTAATTGATATATTTGAATTTGTATCTACATTTGAATAGTTTAAACTATCTACATTTACCTGTGCTCCTGCCAATGATTGGTTCACAAGAAAACTTCTAAAGTTTGTTCTAGCTGGTGTAGCTTCTAATAGTGACATATTTTCTATTACGGCACCGTATGAATCAGTTCCGTTTGGATGAGTAACATCATATAATGTATAGTCTACTTCCTCATCACTTAAAGCAAATTTTACAATGTTTAAATCACCACCTTGAGATAAAATTTCTCTACCTCTCTTGGTTAGTATTGCATCAACTGTAATACTTGAATTATCTAAAAATCCCATATTGTTGTCTCCAAAGGCTTATAAATTGATATAACTTTTCTAAAAATAAATATCTATAATGTATATTTTTTATCATTTTATTATTTTAGTTTATCACTAATTACTTTTAAATTCGAATCTGCTGCATCAGTTGGAACTGCCACAGTAGGTGAAGTTGTTCTTATTATTATTGGAAGGTCGCCATCAGGTGTTGTTTCTTTTGTATTCTTACAACCTTCATAAAACAATCTTCTTGTTGCAGTGGTATATTGGTAGTCGGTGTCCAAATCACTTTCCACTAAAGACTTTGAACTATATAAATGTACAAAATTATCAATACTATACCTCTGACTACGAGCTAAATCATGAGAACTCGTATAGAAAAATTTATATTCTTGATTATACTGTGATAATCTTTGGTCTAAAACTATAGAACCAGTAACTTCTTGGTACACTCTATCCAATCCAAATTTTACTGAAGCACTCACATAAGTAGCTCTATCATCAAAATTATCATTAAAATCAAATTTATACAATGATGGTTTTTCAAAAGTATCTGTAGCATCTATTTCACCTTCATAAGTTGGATAGTCTGTTTGTATCTTTAGTACAGATTGGCTTGCTTCAGTATCAGGATCATCATTATAATGAAAATTTGTTAAATTAATTGTTTGTTCATATTTAGGTAAAGTAAATGATGGATTGTTTCTTTGAACTGGTGATTTTGGTCGTTCAAAAATATTACCTTCGATTACTGTACCTAAATGTGGTTTAGACCTAGCTGGTATTAGTTTTCTTATTTGTTTAAAAAGTGATTGGTCATAATATTTTATTAATCTCATATAATCCCAAAAATCATTTTTACCTGTATACTTTTGAAAATATTCATTACTAACGTCTTTTAATTCAGAATAATTTAATTTAAAATTGTCTCTAGGATCTCCAAGATATTGATTGAAATCTAAATTTGCAAAAGATAATAAAATATCTTCGTTTACCACATCCGTAGGTGAAAAATATAATCCTACTTTTGGTGAATCTAATGGAGCAAAATCATTTGAACTTTTATCATATCTTTGATTAACACTTAGTTGAGCACCACTTCCACTTAATATATTATTTTCTAATCTAATCTTAGTAGAACTTCTTCTATTAGGGCCATAGTTAGGCACCATTGTTTTTGTTTTATCTTCAACATTTTCAAATGTATTAGCACCTGCAAAACCAAATGCAGAACCAGCTGTTGTTGTGGTTTGATTTGAACTTACATCACGTATGGTAGTTCCGTTTGATAAAGCAGTATTATCATCAAATGAGTATCTTGTTACCAATGCATAATAAGATGATGATGCTGAGTTACCTACATATGATTTTGGATTAGCAACGTGTGTATCAAAATGTTGTTCTTCTAATGGTTCATTCCACGTTCTAAATTCCATCACAGAACCAGTCAATTGATTTCCGAATTGGTCACTTGGATTACCACCTATAAATAAATCTCCACTACCAGTCCAAGATGCATTATATGATTGTGATGCAGAGTTAGAACCAGATATTAACATTGATGTTTCAGATGCATATATTACTCTGTCTAATCCTGCTTCATATTTTTTAACAAACAACTCATAATTAAAAGTATCACCAATAGCATCTGTATTGGAAGGGTTTCTAAACACATTAACATCATCCCAATAAATTGTAGAACCTGGTTTTACATTTTCCAATCGAACACCTAACTTAGCAGTTTGTGGAAATTTTATATTTTTTGTTACTGATATTTGTTTCCATTCTGTTTCGTTTAATCCAACATCTTGTGAAGTTGCAACACCACCTTGTCCTCTAACCGAATTTGGTGCCATTTTAGGATCGTCCTCATCCCAATTCACAACCTCTTCATTTGAATCTAATTCAAATATACGAAGTCTACCAACAGAATCAACAACACTTGCAGACACCTTAGCAAATGCTGTAAAGGTAAAGGTTTGACCACGTGTAGCACTTGTAATTGAACCAGCAGCTGTACCGAAAGCAGTTGATGGATTTTTAAAAAATAAAGTATGAGATGCTCCAGTTTCTAAAACATTTTTATGTTCTAAACTTTTTGTTCCAGTTCTTGCTACATTTGAACTACTAACAATTTTTACCTCACCACCTGCAGCATTATCACTAAATGATGCAGTCAAAAATGGTGGATTAAATAAAGCACTAACTTCAAATGACGGATTTGGAAATAGATTAGTCTCTACTTTCTTTTTTCTCAACATAAGAGAATAATAATCACCATCAAATACTGGTAGTAAAGATGAACTAACTTCTTTTTGTCCAGTTGAACCAGATAGTATAAATGAAACTGTACCATAATTATCATCAGAACCATTATCCTTTAATCTAATAGCCCATCGGTCATCTTTTTGTATAAGAGTTTGATTTGAACCACTAACAGATCTAAATCTCAATTCAACTGTTTCAGGTTTTCTAGTAGTAGTAGAATCATTAGCCCAACTACTAGAAACATATTGTGCACCTCTAAATCCTAAAGCTTTAGTAAATTTTCTTGATATTTCAAAAGCATCTCTTTGTTTAGGTTCTTGCAATCCACCAAATTCTCTAACTCTCAATATTGTTGATGGTACACCATAACAATTTAATAAACCTTTCAATGAATTGATAGTACCTTTTGTCTTTAAAAGATATGGCATGCTAGCAATTAATCTCTTAGTTATTTCTTTCGTAACATCAACTTCAGGTGGTGAGTCTAATGAACCAGAAGTATACAATGAATAACTAGCACCTTCTAATTTTTGACCAAATCCAGCTTGACTCAAATCCAATAAATCTTTACCATCTTGTGCAGTCCATCCTAAAGACTTAGCTAAATTATAAATTAAGTCTTTAGAAAATCCTTCTGTTAAATCTGCTTGTCTATCAGTTATATCTGACAGTGCTTTTATATAAGCCCACAATTCATCAAATTGTTGACCAATCATATCCATGAAATCTTTAAACTGTGAATTATCACTATCATCAGTTATGTGTTGTGGTAGTAAATTAGCTAGTCTATTTGGATTTTCAGTATCATATAATGACGCACTATATATCTGACCAGTCTTATTGAATACAGAACCATACCAAGATGTGAAGTCAGCATGAGAAGAACTTACTGGTACATAAGGATCGTCATATGTTCCACTACCTGTTTTTGGCCAAGATGCATTGTGAAATTCACCCATAGAACTTGATGTATAAGTGGATACAGTACTATACAAATAATTTTCATAACCATCAAAGTTATTTTTTATTTCTCTTATATTATCGTGATATTTTAAACTTTCATTACTACCACTTGTTACACCAACATATGAAGAACTCTTTGCAGTGTTCTCTTCAATTTGTTCAATTTTATATTTAAAGTTTTCTAATCTTTTTTGTGCAGAAGAAAAATTAACATAATTTTCATATTGAGAATATTCTATATTCAAGTCAACTGGTTTTTCACTACCACTTATAAATTTATCAATTATACTATCTTTAAGTTTAGTATCACTTGTAACTAAATCATCATAACTTTTTAATTGCACCTCTCTCTTTGTTATCGGCGAATCTTCAGCTGGAGTATCTGGTATCTTTAATACTAGGACATCTTCTTGTCGTTCATATGGAACTAATTCTACTACTTGTGTAAATTGTGGTAATATTTCTTTTACAACATGAACTGTATCTTTTTCTAATATATCGTCAGGTAATGGTTCATATAATTTATACACTGCAGAAAATGGATAATTTTCAAAGGTTGTGTTATCGGTTTTTACATTTGTGGTTAATTGTAATTTATCATCACCAAAATGTAAAAATGTATTTAAATCTCTTCTATCATTTATCTTGGAAACTATATTTATATTTTCAATCGAAGCTAAAGGATTTATACCTAATTCTGGTTCTTGAGTAAAATTACCAATAATTTGATTCAAAGTTGGATTTATCTCTATAGTTCCATCGGTAAAATTAATATCTTGTATAGTTGTATTGAACGATGTATAATTTGGAGTACCACGAGGATCTGGTATCGCATTGAACACAATCTCAAGTGGGTAACCAACTGGCCAAAATACTTCTGTTGGTGTATCACTTGGAGTTAATGGATCTTGAACTAAATATGATAATGTTGCTTGAAATAAATATGTTTTTGTAACTCTAATATCAATACCATATTGGTCGAGATTTAACTGACCAAGATTAACAGATGGAAAACCTAAAATAGTTGGAATACTTCCGTCATATGTGCCTGCAGGTGATATAAATCCTGTATCATAAATAAAACCATTAGTTTCACCATCTATAATCTCAAGTTTTGCTCCTACAAAAGAATCAAAAGGCCATGTGGTTTGTAATTGTTCATGTATATGAGCAAGGTCTAATGATATATCTATAAGGCCCTCATAATCACCTGTGAGGACATCGCTAGAATTATCACCCAACGGACTTGTTCCATTATATAAATAAGCTCCCATTTTAATTTTCTGTCCAATATGTACTTACTGTACATGGGTAGTGTATAGTTTTAGTGATACCAGTTGGTTGACTAATTGTTAACATAACCCCCAAATAAAAAAATCCACTATACAATTTAACTGCAAGAGAACACCCTTTTGGATTTGTTAATGGATCGTATTCAAAAGTTGCACGTAGTGGGAAAGCTGGATCTGTTACAGTAGCATAGTTTACCGTATCAGTTGAAGCTTCAGTTAATATTTCAGCATCACCCGAATACAATCCCTCTTCTTGTTCGTAAAGTCTGATAGGAGAAAATCCTGCTATTTGTCCACTACTATTACCAGAATCTAAATCCCAACCAGTAAGTTCCCAAGTGTATGTTGTTGCTATGTCTGGTAAAGTACTATTACTTCTAAAAGTAATTACTGGAGTTCTTATGGGATTACCAGGTTCACCAAAAGTTTTTACTATTGGGAACTCAGCTCCAGCGTAGGGCGACCACCAATAAATATGTTTTAATTTATTTCCCCAATCGTTATGGTTTGAATCAGAAGCAATGGAAGCTTCTGGCAATTGATGTGTAGTACCATTAGAACTATAATCAAATGTCCAATTAGCAGGTATTTCACTTTCGGTAGCAAGCTCTACAGTATCGAATTCTTTCATTTTTGAAAAATGATAATTTAACATATAAGGTGGTTCTTTAATTTCAGCTCCATAAGGATTAGTGTCAAGCTGATCACCTTGTATTGCAGCTATATAAAAACTTGGTTGTAGTGTTCCAGCATCATCTTCAAATTCATCTAATCTATCACCCGGCGTATCAGCTGTGTAAACTGTAGGGAATGGTGTATAACTTGAAATAAAAGCTCGTTGTATTTCTAAAGTTCCACCTTTCATATAACTCTTTAATTGAAAATTAGTTTCATTTATATTCTGTATTTTTAATTTATTACTGTCTTTAGGATCTTCATCACCAACAACATCAAATACAAATTCTGCATTACCACTTCCTTCTCTTTTATATTCTCTTTGCATGTTATAAAAATCATCATTGTATTTGGTATCATTTATATTTTGTGGTAATAATCTAACTTCTTGTCTTGTTGGTGATATTGCTTGTACAAAATATTTATTTTCTTTTATCATACCTTCATGGTCTGTTTCAGGATTATAATTTCTGTTGAGTATATTTCCACCTACATCAACTAATACATTTTCATAAGAACCAGCAAACTTTCTTAAAAAATTATATTTAACAATAAATCTACCTCTATCATAACCCATCCTTCTAAGTATATTTCCTTGTTTTAATGCTATACTTCCATCATCTTTAACTGAGTAATCTTCTGTATTTACTATTCCACTTTCTAAAAAGTTTGCATTACTATCATGAATCAGTGCTTCAATATAATCATTTTCATTACTTAAAAATTCACCGCCTAAATAACTAAACGCATTTGATGAAAAATCAATATATTGTCCAGTTGATAATAGTTCTAAATCTTTTTCACTTATTCTACTCATTAGTCTATTGGATCTCCATTTGGTATTCTATCAACATCACTTTCTGTTAAAGTTACTAAATCTGAAAATGAATATGTTGTTCCCCAAAACGATTGTAAATTTGGAAAAATTCTTTTTTGGTTATTTTCCACTAACCACTTTCTAGTATCATTTGCGTCATCAGTAGTTATAACATTACCATTATTAACACCAGCAGGTAAAGTTGCAGCGACCAATGATTCTGATAATTCAGTAATATCTCTATTAATTATATTTTCAAGTTTTGGACTTTTATAATTTGGATAAAATGCTTTATGTCTACCTTTATTTTCTAAAAGTGTTCTTATGTAACCAGCTATATCTTCTACTTGATATTGTGGTGGTGCACCTTGATTTTGTGGTGGGCCTGAACCTGCATGAAAGTCTCCTAAGTTCTCAGGATTATTCATAAACTCATTGAATGGAGCATTTAAAATATTTAAAAGATATTGTACTGATTTACCATCTAAGGAAGCTGGTAATAAACTATATGTATGACTATTAAAATCTGCTTCTTCTAATCCTAGACTTGTTGCAATATCTTCAAATGAAATGTAATCCACACCGTCTTTTGCAAATGGTGTTGGATTATCGTTTTGATTACGATTAGCAGCTGACCTACTTATTCTATTAAAATATGCTTTCGTTGGTCTAGCAGTAAATTCTTGGTAAAAATCTACATCTTGTAATTCTTCTACTGTGTACGGCATTATATCGAAACCTTAAATGTAAACCCCTCGTCAAAATATTGGTCTGTTTCATCAACAGTATTACTACCACTTTGTATTCTAAACTCTAAACTATAATATCTTTCAGGTTGATAACCCTCTAAATCTAAATTAAAATAATTACCACTACTATCACAACTTATAAGTGAAGAAGTACTAAATGGAACAATGACATCATTAGTCTCGGCATCCTTTATCGAATAAAAAGATGAACCACTTGGTAAATATTTTATAGTTAAGTCTGCTGGTGTTGTAGAGTATGTTGTTGATGGAAACCTCTCTTTTCCAACAACCCTAAATTTTGCTTTTGAATTTTCTTTATATTCTGGTCTTAGTCCTTTCATGTAAATAACCATATCTTCTAAGTTTGCACTTGTTAGTGGATCTAGTGAACCAGTATCCCATTTAGAATCATACCATACAGTTTCTAATGTAGGTGGGTATTTAGTGTGTGTGTCTGATGAAAAGAATGAAAAATTACCTAATTTATCAACACTACCCTCATCTGTACTGGTGTTTGTATTACCAACACTACCACTTCTCTTTACCATAAATCCGTAATTTGATATTGAACCACTCATCCACTTGTTTACAATATCTGTTACATCCATTCTAAAATCACTGCTCTTATGAGTGAAGTTAACTTTACCCTCATATCCACTTCCACTAATCCAAGAACCACCTGAAGAACTTACTGTGTTTGAACCAGAATATGTAGGGCCCCATAATGTACCATCTGTTTCACCATCTCTATAATACCAACTACATCCTTCTTCAACAATTGGATCGTCATAGGAACGAGCATCACCCATAGTCCAAGATTGACTAACGGGATATGCATATAAACTTTGTGAGGTTGCTAAAGCTGTTGGTCTTGCGTCATATAAATTTAAATAATATCTTGGAACGGATCCACCTAGTCTACCATCAACTATAGATTGTGATATTTCGGTTAAATCAAATTTTATTACTATACGAGAAACATTTATTGAATCTCCAGTATCACTAACATCTTTTCTAACTTCTAGTATTTCATCCAAACCACTATTCATACTACTACTAATTTCATACAAAGTAGAATCTTTATCTGCGAATGTAAAATAATGCATTTATTAACTCCCCACGCCTAAATTATCACCAAGTACTTTACCCTTTATATCGGTATTAGGATACTTAACTTCAAAGATACTTGGATCTAATGATGGATACAAAACACCTTGTCTTAAAGCACTTGTTATATTATAAAAATTTCCAGAATAACCATCTGCTACACTATATTTGTTAGTAATTACTACTGGTAAATTATTTGGATTATTTTCTGCTGGTGGTACAACTGTAGCTACACCATCTACTAAAGATAATTCATATGCTATATCAGTTAATGTAATTGGTTGTCCTATTTGCCATCTATCAATATTAAAAAAGTCTTTTACTGTAGTAACACATCTCAAAAGTACATCTTGTTTATTAAATCCAACTTTTGTCAATATTCCAAAATCAACTCCTATGTTAATAATATAAGCATCTTTTATATTTATAGCATCTGTAACCATTCTGAATTGTGACAAATATGTTTTTAAATTATTTTTTACAGTATCATTTAAAGTTGTTAATTTTTTATTAGAGTCATAACCGAGTGTATACATATTCATAGCTAGTGGATTAGGTATTCTTCCAGTCTGTAATGATAAAACTGTAGAACCTATGTCCGCTTCAGTTATTTCTCTTTCTAACTCCTCAGTTTCGGATGATTTATTTAATTGGTCATCTTGAACAAAATGAACCTTAGCTACACTACCATATTTAGCTGGTAATGAATAAGCTCTAACAATATAATCTTCTTTCGTAACATTTCTTTGTTGTGCTTGAAAGTGAGCTAATGCACTTTCTCTAACTTCCCTAACTGTTTGACCAGCTGAACCACCCTTAGCTGGTTCTGGATTTGTGAAAGCAACAGAATCTTTGGATTCTTGAACTAATGTAGCGGATAATAAACTATCTTGTATTTCATAAGTAACACTTGATATATCAGTAATTGTTCCTGATTGTACATTATCATCAAGACCACCACCATAAGAATACTGTATGGTTAATGTTGTATTGGATGGTGCCAATCCAAATGTTCTTGTTTTAAGAAAATTACTTGGATCGAAAGCAGTGGTTAAATAACTTGGACTGCCTGGCAGATTAGAACCAACACTATCTGGATTTGGAATAACCTCTTCATCAGGATTATCTGAAACACCAGCACCGAATCGTAAAACTACTTTATCACTTTCATCTATAAATGTTGTAAACCTACGAGAAGATTTTTTTAATTTTAAAATATAAGGTGCAGTTTGACCATCAACAACAGAAGTAGGATCGTTATCTGTATTATTTTCCATATCTTCAAAAACTGTATCTCTTGCTAAAGAATCAACTTCATACCATTTATTACCATCACTATCAGTACACGATATTATTTCTATAACATCTGGATTTGATAATTTTAGTTGGGAATATTTTTCAGCAGAACCAAAACTAAAATACTCTGACACTATTGTTCCACTTTGAGCTTTAACTTGTTTTCTTAATAAAAATTTAGTTGGAACTCCACCATCGGTTTCAAATATAGATTCTTCTACCTTATTAGATAAATCAGAAGATTTAAAATTTACATCTTCTAAAATACGAAACACCGTTCCATTAGTTGCTGCCTTTATCGTAGCTCCAGCTTTTATATTAAGTGCGTATCTATAATCAGCTCTATCATTCAGAGCTGGTATAGTTTGAAACACATTCAAAACAACATCAGCAGCGGAAGTGGTTCTTGGTGTGTAACCAAATGATTGAGCTATATTATACACATTTTGTTTTTCTTCAGCGTATGCTAATAAAGATTCTTTAAATTGAGAATCTATATAGTAAGATAAAACGTCACCCACATATGCAGCCATCTCAATAAACATCATACCCGGTGAGGCTTCATTAAAGTCGTTATATGTATTTGGAAAATATTGTTTAGCAAATTCAATTAAATTACTTCTAAAGTCATTGAAATCTTTATTAAGATAATTTACTGTTTTTACTACATCTTTTTTTACTGTTGTACGAGCCATTTTAAATTCCTATTAATATGTTGTAGCTGTATAACCTGCATCTAATGTTATTGATTCTAAAGTTTCAGAATTAAGAGTTGTTGAATATGATACTTTTACATATACCTTATTTTCGTCTGCTTCATCAGTTAAAGTGTCAACTGATACTATATTGATATAAGGTAACCATAGACCTACTGCTCTTCTAACTTCTTCTTCTAACTTTCCAGGTAAATTAGTATCATCTGGTTCAAAACAAATAGCCCTCAATGTACTACCAAATTCAGGTTGGCCAACTCTTTCACCTACATGAGTCAATAATAAATTTTTCAAGTTATGTTGAGCTTGTTCTGATGAATTCTTTGTTAAAGCAAAATCATTATTATTATCTGCTCTTAATGGAAAAGACAACCCAACATATGTTCTTGGATTTAAATCAATTTCTCTTGCACTTGACATTTATTATGCTCCTTTTTTCTTTTCTATAGCTTTCATTAAACCACTATAATCCCTTGTTAAAGCATTTGTAACGTGTTCTGGTACTTGGTCAACTGACATACCAGCTTTCTTTATAGTATCAACTGCCACCATATCTCGTTTCATATCATCTGATTTTCCATATCCCATCATTTCGGACATTCTTGAAGAATCAAAAGTTCCACCACCTAAAGTTGGATATTCACCATTTTGTTTTTGTGATTTACTCAATCCAACAGTTTCATTCAAAACATCATTTAAACTTTTATTTTTAGTATATTCAACTTTTTGTTTTGGTTCTGAAACCTCAGGAATGACATCAGCTAATTGATGAGAAGTTTCTTCTTTTATAAGTATCTTTTGTACTTCTTTTTTAACCTCTCTACGAACTACTTCTGTTATTATTTTCATAAACTGTTTTTTATTCATGATAACTCCTATGTTATATGTATATTTTCACTTAAAATTTTACTACTACTTAATTTTCTTTTTAAATTTGCTTTTAGAGTTGTTATACGAGTTTTAAAAGTAGGACTGGCGACAGCTCCACCTGCAGGAGCACCATTTGGTATAGTAGCCATACCAGCTGAAAAAGCACTATCTATATTCGACAATAAATCATCAATCATTTCCTCTAAAAAAGTTTTCAACTCCTCACCCTTAACTGCTGGTTCTAACTCAGCCATTGTATTACTACCTATCCTAGCATGTTTACCAGTCAACATAAAGTTCATTGCGTTTATCCTCAACTCACTAGAACACTTTAGTCTAATTTGACTTCTTCCAGTTACATACACACCATCAGACTTTATTAATATTCTTCTTTTACCTGCAAGTTGTTCACCATCAAACGCACCTTCTTTGGTTTCTGCATCGAATGGTAAACCATTCTCTACTAAATAAATAGATGAACCATCAAAATCTATATGTTCTCTTACAGGTTCACCACTAGAGGAATTTCCAATCTTTTCAAGTTCTTCTTTAGCTTCACCAGAAGTAAGTTGACCACATCGTATTTTAATTATAGGTGAATTTTTTGGAGATTGAAATGTTGGTGATGCTGGTTCATTATCTTTAGAGGTGTTAGTACCAAATTTAATCGATTGACCAAACCTACCACTATAAACTATTTCACCTTCCTTTAAAGTCAAGTGACGAATATCTTTTCTTTCAAAAGTTTCACCAAACTTAGTATCTTCAGTATTAGTGGTTACAATACCAGGTTCAGCATTTTCATTGACTGAATTTTTTCTATTTATAATACCAAAATAGTAATGCTGTTTATTATACTCTGCTACAAGAACGTGTTCACCTATTACTGGTATTTGTCTCATATTTGGAAACAATGGTATAACTGCTCCACCTTTTATTTCTTGCTCTTGTTTATTAATAAAAGTACCAAGTATAGCTCCTTGAGCCCAACCATTTAAATTAACTCTAGTAACTTCCATAGGTTCTAATTCAAAAAACTCACCACGATTTAATCTTAAAAGTTTTTTTATATAAGAACTTATTTGGGATGGTCTTGGTACACGTGGGAACGGTATCTTATCAGTTATGTCGTTTCTTTTTTTACGCCAATAGGCCATTTAGTTTACCTTAGTATTTTCGATTTTATTATGTATATCGTCTGATTCTTTTTGTATATCTTTTATGGTATCTTCTATACCAGAAAGTAATTGTGTTTTTTCTTCCTCTGATAAACCATACTCATCTTCAGAACCTGCTTTACCCTCAGCTGAAATAAGTCTTTGTACAATACCAGCCATCTTAACAAGTTGGTCATCATTTTTGACATTAATTTCAAGATACTCTTTTATCATTGGTACTATCTGAATAGCAGTATCTCCATCTTTAATAAATTGAACAAGTTCTTTTGTTAATACATCAAGTTGTTTTCTATTATATTCTGTGTTTTTGTAAATATCTTCAAATAATGATGATAGTGATTTTCCTTCAAAGATTTCGTAATCTATACTCATGGGCTACCTAAAATAGTTTGATTCACTCATC